TGACCAGTTCACATTGTTCACACTTGAAACAAGAAGGGAACCGCCCGACATTCGCCACATGACAGAAGCACAGGAGAAAAAGCTGGCCCAGCGCATCGCAGAATACGCGGGATACATGGACTTGACGCCCGGCATGGAGTCGATGATATGGACCTTGGCGTGCGTGGAAGTCGAGGAGCAGCAGCTGCAGGAGTACGTCGACATCCATGGGACCTGCTACCAGGTGGTGGGCAAGTCGGGCGACACGTACAGCCGGGCCCGCCCCGAGTGGCAGCAGCTGAAGGAGGCCCGCATGCGCAAGCAGGCCCTCATCGCCCGCATCGAGAACAAGATGCAAGGGGTGGCGGAGGAGCCGACCGACGTCGAGACCTACTTCGGGTGACGGAATATCACTACGACGCAGCGGCCGCAGATCGTGCGGTGAACTTCATCGAGCGCTTCTGCACACACGTCAAAGGCGAGCTGGGCGGCAAGCCGTTTCTGCTCGAGCCCTGGCAGAAGGACGACATCATCCGCCCGCTCTTTGGGTGGAAGCGGCCCGACGGCCGCCGCAAGTACCGCACCTGCTACGTCGAGATACCGCGGAAGAACGGCAAATCGAACCTCTCGGCAGCCATCGCACTGTACATGCTGTTCAGCGACGGCGAGCCAGGTGCCGAGGTTATCTCGGCTGCTGGGGACAGGCAGCAGGCCAACATCGTCTTCAGTGTGGCGCAGGAGATGATCCACAACAACCCCGAGCTGCGCAAGCGGTGCAAGGTGCTGCGCAACTCAGTCGAGTACAAGTCGAGCTTCTACAAGTCCATCAGCGCAGAAGCCTCCACCAAGCACGGCTTCAACTGTCACGCCGTAATCTTCGACGAACTCCACACGCAGCCCAACCGCGACCTGTGGGATGTCCTGGTCACGTCGACCGGAGCCCGCACCCAGCCGCTCATCATCGCCCTGACCACAGCGGGCCACGACCGGAACTCCATCTGCTGGGAGGTGCACGAGTACGCCCGCCAAGTGAAAGCCGGGACGCTTGTGGACGAGACGTTCCTGCCGGTGCTGTACGGTGCCGAGCCCGACGACGACTGGACACAGGAGGAGACCTGGCAGAAGGCGAACCCGGGCTACGGCAGCATCTGCCGCAAGGAGTACTTCGAGCAGGAGGTGCAGAAAGCCAAGAACGTACCCAGCTACCTCAACACGTTCCTGCGGCTGAACCTGAACGTGTGGACGACGGCCGAGACGGCGTGGATCCCCGACGACATCTTCATGCGCGGTGCCGACCCGCTGCCGCCCGACGAGGTGCTGCGCGGGCTTCCCTGCTGGGGTGGCCTCGACCTGGCCTCCACCACCGACCTCACCGCGTTCGCGCTCTTGTTCCGCGACGACGAGGCGGACTGCTTCTACCTGAAGGTCCATCAATTCGTCAACCAGGACAAAGCCGAAAGCAAGAAGCTGAGCGCAGGCATCGACTACATGCGCTACGCCAAGGAGGGCCACATCACCGTGACACCCGGCAACGTCACCGACTTCCGTATCGTGAAGGAGCACATCCTCGAGGCGGCCGGCAAGTACGACCTGCGCTCCATCGGCTACGACCCACGATTCAGCACCTACATCGTGAGCGAGCTAATCAGCGAGGATGTTGACATGCGGCCGATGGCGCAGAACATCACCACCATGAACGGCCCCACCAAGGAGTTTGAGATGCAGGTGATGCAGGGCAACATCGTGCACGGCGGCAACGAGGTGCTGCGGTGGCAGATGGGATGCGCGGTGGTGTACACCGACGTGAACGAGAACAAGCGCGTGACCAAGGAGCGCAGCGAGACCAAGAAGGTAGACGGCATCATCGCCTCCATCATCGCCATGAACGAGTACAGCCACTTCCGCACCAGCGGCAGCGGCGAGGAGTTCTGGGGCGTTATTTCGCTTTGAGTACTTTTGACGCACATGGCTACTATCCTCGAGCGCCTCGGCATCCAAAAGCGGGCCCGTGTGGGCAAGTTCGACAGCGCCACCATAGCGCGTGAGCTGGGCGTGTTCATGAACACCGGCTCGGGTGTCACCGTCACCGAGCAGGGCGCCCTTGCGCTCTCGACCGTCTACGCGTGCATCTACCGGATTTCGTCCACCTGTGCGTCACTCGCCCTCAACATCTACCAACGCAGCGGGCGCGAGGTGACCTTGGCGGAGAGTCATCCGGCATTTGACCTGTGCCGGTACGAGCCGAACGGCTACCAGACGGCTTACGAGTTCTGGGAGGCGCTCTACACGCAGGCGCTCATGTACGGCGTGGGCTACGCCATGATCACTCGCGACAACCGCGGCGACGCCACCCAGCTCGACATCCTGCACTACTACGACGTCGAGCCTAAGATTATCGCAGGCGAGAAGGTGTACGTCGTGAAAGACCTCGGCATCGTGCGCCCGGAGAACATGTTGGAGCTGGCCAACCACGGCCGCATGAGCCCGCTGCGCATGCACCGGGAGAACCTCGGCTTGGCGAAGGCGGTGCAGGACTACGGCGCCGAGTACTTCGGCAACGGTGCACGGCCTACCGGCATCCTCGCCCCCGAGCAGCCGATGAAGGCGGAGCAGCTGGCGCAGCTTGCGAAGTCGTGGAAAGAAAGCAGCGACGCAGGCGTGAAGCTGCTGAGCTACGGCATGAAGTACCAGGCGCTGACCATCCCGCCCGACGAGGCGCAGTTCATCGAGACGCGCAAGTTCCAAGCGGAGGAAATCTGCCGCATCTTCAGTGTGCCGCCCGACCTGGTTCAGGTGCCTGGGCAATCGACCTTCAACAACGTCGAGCAGCAGTCCATCCAATTCGCTCGCCACACCATCACGCCCTGGGCGGTGCGGCTGCAGCAGGAGGTAGACCGCAAGCTCATCCAAAGCTTCCAACGCCCGCAGATCTACAGCCGCCACGACATGACCGACCTGTACCGCGGCGACATGGCGGCCCGCGCGAATTTCTACACCCAGATGCTGCAGGCCGGCGTGGTCTCCATCAACGAGGTGCGGATGAAGGAGGACATGAACCCGGTGACCGGCGGCGACGTGCACACGGTGCAAGTCAACCAGATTGCGCTCGAGTACTTCGGCCAGTACAGCGAAAAGCTCGCCCACGAAAGCGCCGAATCGAGCGGCATGGAAACGCAAGAACACAACGGAAACAATGACACAGACAACGACAACGCCTGAGGCGCCCGAGCAGGTGCGCTCGCAGTACGGCGAGGCGGTGGAGCTGCGCGTGAGCGAGGTGCGTGCCGCCTCCGACGACACCCTCACCGTCAGCGGCTACGCGGCGGTATTTGACGACATCACCGACATCGGCTACTTCAAGGAGCGCATCGCCCGCGGAGCATTCGAGGGCGTGATGCAGGACGACGTGCGGCTGCTCATCAACCACACCGGCGTGCCGCTGGCGCGGACCACGAACGGCACCCTCGACCTTGAGGTGGACGACACCGGCCTGCGCTACACCGCGCGGCTGGCTGACACCACCGAGGGCCGCGACCTGTACAAGCTCATCAAGCGCGGCGACATCTCGCAGAGCTCGTTTGCATTCACGATTGCTGACGAGGACTGGGACCGCAAGGCCAACCTGCGGACCATCACCCGCATGGGCGCCCTGCTCGACGTGAGCCCGGTGACCTACCCTGCCTACCCGACCACGACGGTGGCGGCCCGCGCTAAGGCGGCCGGCCCGGAGGACGAGGTGGTCGAAGAAATCCTCGAAGCCATCGACGCACCTGTAGAGGCTGCGCAGGCCGAGCCAGAAGTACGCCAAACCCCTATCTCACCAGTGCATAAATTAGCACCCAATAAACCCACCCACACCATGAACTTGAACGAGTTGAAGGCGCTCCGCGCCAAGAACTACGAGGAGCACGTCGCCCTCGTTGAAGGTAGCGATCGTGACGGTCGTTTGATGACTGAAGCTGAAGAGCAGCGCGCCGCGTGGCTTGTCGCTGAAGTCGAGGCTTTGGACAAGAAAATTAAGCACCGCGCAGATCACGAGGCGATGGTTGCACGGATGGTCGGCGGCGAGGCTGTGAGCCGCGGCGAGCAGCGCGAAGTCGAGCGCGTGAACGGTCACTTCAGCTTGAGCCGTGCCGTAATGCAGGCAGCCAACGGCCGCGCTTTGGAGGGCGCCGAGGCAGAGTGGGCACAGGAGGCACAGCGCGAGATGCGGGCTCAAGGCTTGCAGGTCCTCGGCCAAGTGGCTATCCCCACGAAAGCCCTCTACCGCGCATCTGCTGACAACTTCACGGCTGGCGCATACGGCGCTACGACCGACGGAGCTGCATTCGTTCCTGTGAACGTAGGCGGCGCCATCGAAGCACTGCGCGCTCCTTCTGTCATCGAGCTGTTGGGCACGACGACGCTGCAGGGCATGACGGGCAACCTGAAGTTCCCGCGGGTTTCTGTGAAGGCGACCGGCACGGCTGAGGGCGAAGTCGACGCTAACGCAGCAGCAGGCCTCGAGATGGACGAGCTCACGCTCTCTCCGCAGCGCGTATCTGCAAAGACGACCTACTCGAAGCAGCTCCTCCTCCAAGGCGGCGCAGCAGTTGACCTGGTGATTGCGCAGGAGTTGCAGAACGCCATGAACGCTTTCATCGACACCAAGGCGTTCGACACGCTCGACGGTGCTACCATCGACAACCAGTCGACGGACGGATCTACGACCCTCACCGCTGCCATCGCAGTGGCTATGGAATCGGCTGTGCTCGCCGCTGGCGGCAACCTCGCAGCAGCCCGCTACGTCATGAGCCCGACCGCGTACAAGTTTGCTAAGAACTTGGCACAGGTATCCTCTGTCTCTGCCTTGTTTGACCTCGGCACAAACACGTTCAACGGCTACCCGGCTATTGCAACTCCGTACCTCACGGACGCATCTTCGGGAGTTGGTCAGATGCTGTTTGGAAACTTCGCCCAGGGCTGCATCCTCGCCTACTTCGGCGGTATCGACCTGCTCGTCGACCCGTACAGCGCAGCAGGCAACGCGCAGATTGTTCTGCACGTGAACCGCTTCTTCGACTTCGATGTGCGCCAAGCTGGTGCCCTCTCTAAGATCGTCGACATCAACGCAGCGTAACTGCAGAGCTGAGCACATAGCAAAGGCCCGGGGCACTCCCCCGGGCTTTTGTATTTTCGGCCCATGATGACAGTGACCATCACCAGCGCGCCAGTGCTCAACGACATCGTGACGGTGGCGGCGCTCAAGGAGTTCCTCCGCGTGGACCACGCCGACGAGGACACGTACATCACCGCCCTGCGGCAGGTGGCTATCACCTACGTCGAGGCCATGACGGACACGCGCCTGGGCGACGTGACGGCGGTGGGCTACATGGACAGCTTCTACCCGACCCGCATCCCCATCGGGCCGGTAGCCTCCATCAGCAGCGTGACCTACCTGTCGACGGCCAACACGCTCCTGACCTTGGATGCCTCGAAATACTACTACGATCTCCAAACGAAACCCGCCAGGCTGCAGTGGGTGAGCCCGCCCGACCTGTACACCGACGCGCTCAACAGGGTACGCGTGAACATGACGGTGGGCTACGCAGAGGCTGACATCCCGACGCCGCTGCTGCAAGCTGTGCGCCTCATCGTGGGGCACCTGTACGAGAACCGGGTGGAGGAAGTGACGGGCACTATAACCACGCGGCTGAAGTTGGGCATCGACGCCCTCGTCAGCCCCTACCGGGTGCTGCAATGAAGTTCGGCCGGATGGACTCCCGCATCCTCATCGAGCGGGCGACCTTGACGACGAACGCGTACGGCGAGCGGGCGCAGGCGTGGACGACGCTGGCCACCGTCTGGGCCGACGTCATCTTCCGCGAGGGTTCCGGCAACGAGGCCATACAAAGCTTGCAGCTCATGAGCAAGCAGCCGGTGCACTTCATCATCCGCTACTCGACGACGGTGGCGGCGGTGACTCCGAAGGACCGGGTGACCTACAACAGCAAGGCCTACAACATCGAGGCCATCCAAGAGATAGGGAGGAACGAGGGCCTGCGCCTCACTTGCACCATACGGGAATGATCTATTGGCAGCTCGAGCAAAACGTTTTTAAGAAGTTGGAGCGCGCGGCACAGTTCGGCGCTATCAACGAAAAAGACGTGCGCCGACGGTACCGCAAGGTGGCGCAGATATTCGTGCGCAAGGCCAAGGGCATGATAAAGCCGTACAAGCGCGACATCGTGGTGCGGCCGAACAAAGACGCCCTGCTCGTCTACCGCGGCCAGCTGCGCGACTCGATGGGTACATGGTCACCCGACAACAAGTTCCCGACGGTACTGGCAGGCCCGCGCGCCAACCACCCGATGAAGCGCAAGGTGCCAGCTACCTCCGACGGCTGGTTCGCCCACATCGTGGAGGAGGGAGATTTCCCGGAGGAGTTCGGCGGCAAGTCGGCAAGCCACCCTAACTACAAAATAATCCGTCGTGCGATGGAAGCGACGCAGGCGCAGATGCGCGTGAAGCTGCAGCAGGAGCTAAAACAGGAGTTCGAAAAATACATGCGATGATTGCCGGCAAAGCCATCTACTACCTGCTCACCAACGACGGCCCCATCAGCGCCATCGTGGGCACGCGCGTCTTCCCGGAAATTGCAGACCAGGAGCAAACGAAACCCTACGTCGTCTACAGCATCCGCAGCAACGACCCGAGCGACGTGCAGGCGGCACCGTCTGCGCTCGACACAGCGAGCGTGGAGGTGAACTGCTACGCCCTGAGCTACACCGCAGCCATCGACCTGTCGGATGCGGTGCGCACCTGCCTCGACCGGCGGAGCGGCACCTACTCGGGCGTCAACGTGCAGTCGATTCAGTACATCACCGAGGTGATGGACTTCGAGGAACCGCAGCGCCTCTACCGGGTGATGAGCGACTACGAGGTGCGCATCGACAGGAGCAACTACACCCTGCCTACCACCTCTGCCATTCGGCCCGACCTGTACATCCGCGGTGCGGTGTACGACGAGCCGCGCATCCTGGCACTGACCGACGGCGCGGCGTTCACCGTGAACTCGGACGATCACCTGCTGTTCGCCAACTACGCCAGCGCCAGCGGCACAGCAGGAGCGAGCCTGCGTCTCCCGGCCGTAAGCGGCAACGAGGGCCGCGAGATTCGCGTGAAGACCGGCAGCAACCTCTCTAACCAGCGGGTGCTCAACATCCGGCCAGCAGCCAGCGATGTCGGCGTCACCATCGACGGCTCGAGCGGTGCGGACATGGACCGCGACTACGACGGCATAACGGTGCACTGCATCGGCGGACAGTGGTACATCACGCAGCGGAAATCCAAGTAAGGCAAACTCCGTACATTCGGGCCATGATTGTGACTCTCAAGAAGCCCCTGAAGCTCTACGGCTACGAGTGGGAAACAGGCAAGACCGTAGAGGTCTCCATGAAGTTCTACCGCATCCTCGTCGCTGGCGAGTACTGCGACGCCCACCCGGACGACGAGTTCTACAAGAAAGCGGCCAAGGCCAAGAAAGCACCCGCGCCGCAGCCTGAGCTCACAGATCAACCCGCACCCGAACCACAACCCGAAAACACTCTGTAATTATGGCACAGACAACTGGCGTCATTAACGCCTCGAACATCCGATTTTTCACAGGCACTACCGACGGCACGCACACCGTGGTCGGCCAGGTGACCGAGTGCAGCATTTCTATGAGCACCGACGTGCGCGACATCACCACCAAGACCTCCGCAGGCTGGCGCGAAATCCTCCCGGCGCTGAAGTCGGCGAGCATCAACGTCAGCGGCATCTTCGCTGAGGAAGCTGCCAACAGCTTCAACGCTTTGGTCGCCTACCAAATCGCAGGGACCAAGGTCTTCGCGGTATTCACAAACGTTGGCGCAACGGCACTCCCGAACGCAGGCGACCAAGAGTTCGACGTGGCTGGCTACATCACGAGCATCGAGCAGACGGCTGGCTTCGAGGACAACGTCACCTGGTCGTTGACCATGGACCTCACCGGCGCTGTCGTACGTGAAGTCATCGTCTGATGCTGGTTGAATTAAGCGGCCGCACCTTCACCCTGCGCGCATCCCTCGGGGCGTGGCGCAAGTTCGAGCAGAACACCGGCGTGAAGGTGGCTAACATCGACCAGACAGACGTCACGCGTATCCCGGAGTTGGCCTACTACTTCGCCGAGGCAGGAGCCAAAGCGAACGGCCACACCTGGGACCTGACTGCGGACGACTTCCTCGAGCTCTGCACCATCGCCGACCTTGAGACCCTCACGCAGGCCGTCGCCGCCTTGCTCGGAGGCGACCAAAAAAAAAGCGCGGCAAAGGCAAAGCCCTAAACTGGGACGAACTTGAAGCGACGGGGTTGGGCCAGCTGGGCCTGACCCCGTCTGTGCTTTACAGCCTCACCTTTGCGGAGTTCAACAACGCGGTGACCGGCTTTTTTGAGCTCGAGAAAGAGCGCGACCAGCGCGAGTGGGAGCGCACCCGGTGGCTGGCCTGCCTGCTGCTGAACCCACACACCAAGAAACGCCTTAAGCCCGAGGACATCGCCGAGTTCCCCTGGGAGGCAAAGCGGAAACCCGCTGCGGATGGCTTGGCTATCTTGCGGCAAATAGCAAAGAGCAGTAATGGCTAAACTCGGCGACCTCATAGTCCGCGTAGGTGCGGATACCCGCGAGTTCAACAAGGAGCTCGGCAAGATTCAGCGGCAGATCCGGCAGACGTCGGACAACATCATGGACATGGGCAAATCCATGACCATGGGCGTGACGCTGCCTATCGTGGGCCTCGGCGCTGCGGCCGTGAAGGCGGCCGCCGACCTCGAGACCATGGAGACGCAGTTCATCTCGCTGACCGGCGGAGCTGAGCAAGCGGGCGCCATGGTGGACCAGCTCAACCAGTTCGCTGCGGCCACACCGTTCCAAATCGAGGAGATTGCAGGAGCCGCCCGCCAGCTCTTGGCGGCTGGCACCGACATCAGCCAGGTGAACGAGCAGCTGGGATTCCTCGGCGACATCGCAGCCACATCGGGCGAGAGCATCGAGGACATTACGGCCATCTTCGCCAAGGTCCAAGCCAAGGGCAAGGTTGAGCTTGAGAACCTGAACCAGCTCGCCGAGCGCGGCATTCCAATCTTCACAGCGCTGAGCGAGGCCACTGGCCTGCCTGCCTCATCATTGGGCGCAGGCGCTGTTAGCGTCGAGCAATTCAACGAGGTGCTGCGCGGATTCGCGGAAGAGGGCGGCTTTGCCTACCAAGCCATGGAGCGGCTTAGCCAGACGGCCGCGGGCAAGTTCAGTACCGCGCTCGACAACCTGAAGCAGGCCGGCGCCAGCATCGGCGAGCTCCTGCTGCCTATGGTTACCAAGGCCATCGACAAGGTGACCGAGATGGCGGCCTCGTTCCAACAGCTTGACGAGCGTACCAAGAAAATTATTCTCATCATCGGAGGCATCGCCGCTGCCATCGGCCCACTGCTCCTCGGCTTTGGCGCGTTCAGCAAGGCGCTCGTGGCAGTGCGTGCGGCCAGCCTCGTGGCATCGACGGCGGTAAAAGCCATGACGGTAAGCCTTGCATCCAACCCCATCGGCCTCATCGCAGTAGCCGTCGCTGGCGCGGTGGCTCTCATCATCGCCAACTGGGACGACATCAAGGCCTACTTCACCACCGGCAACGGTGCCAAGGTCTTTGACACCCTCAAGGAGACGGTGAGCGCAGCCATCGAAGCCATCAAGATGGTGTGGTCTGCAGGTGTGGCGCTGTTTCAAATTGTGTGGGACCGCTTTGGAACCCACATAAGCGCCTACATCGGCAACGCGCTCGACCTCATCATGGGCATCTTCCGCGGTGCATTCGGGATCATCGGCAACTTGCTCAACGCATTTACCTCGCTGTTCACCGGCGACTGGATGGGATTCTTTGGCAGCCTGGCTAACATAAGTGTGACCGTTATGCAGACAGTGGTGCGCACTGTCATTGGAGCCTTTGAACAAATTGCTGGAGCGGTAGATATGGTGCTGGCTGCGGTCGGTGCCGACAGCAACATTGCAGGCTGGCTGAACGGCATCCAAGCCAAGGTAGACGGCTTCTTCGACAGCATCAAATACAAGGGCGACAGCGCCGCAGCCGCTACCAGCGACTTCGGCAAAGCCTTGGAGAAGGTTGTGCCTGCGGCTACGGCTACAGCTGGGGCCATGACTGCCGCGACCGACGCCACCAAGGACGCGGAGAAAGCTGAGAAGACCTACAAGGACGTGCTGTCGGAACGGCTGTTCCTGTTGCAGGCAGAGCTCGCGGTATCTGGCGACTACGAGGCCTACCTCGACGGGCTGAAGGGCGCATACAACGACGCCGCTGTGGCGGCCAAGTTGCTGGGCGAGAACGAGCGCAGCGCGCAGTTGGCTCGCATGGCTACCGGCCAAGGCCCGGCGCCGATGATTGCGCCAGGGCAAATCCCCAACCCGGCACTGGACGCGGCGCGAGGCCTGATGACATCCTCCGGCCCTACGGCTGGGGAGATGGCAGCACAAGCGGCGGCCGTAGCTAAAGCAGCAGCTGCGGCTGCTGAGATGGACGCAGTCATGCAAAGCATCAACGAGAACGTGGTTTCCCTTAGCGGTCAGTTCGGGAGCGTCTTTGGTGAAATTATTACCGGCGCTGAGACCGCAGGCGAGTCCATGAAGCAGTTTGCTATGGCTGCTATTGACGCGGCGTTTAACGCAGCCACAGCGCTCGCAATTCAGGCGGCAGGGCAGACGGCAGTGGGCGCAGGACCGGCAGCCGCTATCATTCTGCCGGCGCTCATCACCGCAGGCATGGGCCTCATGAAGTCCGTCTTTTCCAACATCATGGAGTTCGCCGACGGTGGTATCATCAGCGGGCCTACTGTCGGTCTCATGGGCGAGTACTCCGGAGCACGGACCAACCCGGAAGTCGTCGCACCTTTGGACAAGCTGCGCAGCATGATAGGCGGAGCCGGTGGCAACGTCGTCGTGACCGGCCGGCTGGACGGCCGCGACATCCTGCTCAGCTCAGAGCGTTCCACCATCGACCGATACCGCACAAGAGGATACTAATGCCAGCACCAGCAGTACGCCTACGGGCCGAGTTTAGCGACATCCTCGGAGAGGTATGGCAGCTCAATATTCACGACGCCGACTACGCAGGTAGCATCGTCACATTTACAGTCGGAGGCGACGCCTATCAGCTGCGCTACGAGGGCAACAATGAGGACCGGCACCAGCCTATCATTGGCTCCTCGCTTGAGTTCTCAATCATTGAGAACAGCGCTAACATCACAACGTTCATCGACTACCTGCCCAACAGCCAGGACGGTGAACTCACAGTGACCCTGCGTTACGATCCGGATGGAGTCAACACCCTCTACTGGGCGGGCGTCATCTTGCCGGAGCAGGTGGTGCGCAAGGACGAGGCCTACCCGCAGGAGGTACGCATCATTGCCTCGGATGACCTGGGCAACCTTGCCGGCATTAATTTCGACAACGACGGAACGCCATACGTTTACAGCGACGGACGCAGCCTGCGCGAGATTATAGTCAAGCACTGCCTCGGTAAAATTCGCACTAAGGATCACTGGGGCGCAACTGACATTTACGCTTCACTGGACTCTGCGTTCACTCCAAGCAACTTGTACGGGACTGGCGATTTCTTCAGCAACATCATCGTCAACTCGGAGACCTGGCTAAACGTTCAACCTAACGGTGAGCAGAAGCTATTCACGGCGATGGAGGTGCTGCGCACGGTCTGCATCACCTTCAACGCGCGGCTGTTCTTGGCCAACGGGCGCTTCTGGATGATTCCGATTGTGAGCCACCACGACTCGCAGACGCTCACGTACTTTAACTACTACAGCAGCGGCACGTACACGAGCAGCAGCACTGTCAACGTAGGCCTGACCCTGCAGACGGACATCATTAAGGAGGCAGGCTACGAATACACTCACCAGCTCCCTCTGAAGCGAGTAGAAAGAAGTTTTGCATTCAACGCAAACAACCCGATAGGGGTAGATGAAGAACACCTGGAGGCCAGCTTTGGTACTGATATATTCAACTTTGCCGACTACACATTTCCTGCTGGTACACAGTTTCAAATCTCAGGGTACTATACCCACAGCATGACCGCTCAAGGCGGCAACAACACGCTGGCCAGGCTACACGCCAACTTCTTCATAAAGTCGGGCACCAAGTATCACAAGCACGAGCACACGTACAGCGGTACAGCCTACTACTACAACTTCCCGAACGCGCACAGCCCGACAGTGTTTGGGGAGTCAACATGGACCACAAGCAGCGCGGACCGTACGCAGGTGCCTCTGCTGAATTTGAACGCAGCAACAGGTGACACATTTCCAGTTATCACTAACACTTACAAAGGATTTAACTACACCACGGACCCGCTACCGACTGAGGAAACCGGCATCCAAATACAGGTAGATTTCGTTGTTCGCAACCCGAACGGAACCACAAACAGCACGTGGAAGTCGGCGACAAATTTAAACTTCTACTGGATAGAGCTGCGCGTACTCAACGCCGACGGCGACTCTATCAACTACGTAGCCACTAACGCACTTAACGCTCGCTCTACTTTAGATCAAGGCCAAGTATACATAGGCGATTACATGGGCACTGGCCCGCCCTACGGCAAGCTGTTCGTGAAAACTGGGGCAAGCACATTCAGCACTACTGAGACCTGGACAAGCACGACATTCACAACTGGTCAGGACATCCATCGCCTGGGAGTGCAGGAGGTGCTGCGAGGACAGAAGCTACCACTGCTGATTGAGCGCGGCACTCTCTACGCAAAGAACGTAGGCACCCTCCTGCACATGTACAACGTAGTGCTCAGCGACAGCCGTCGCATGGGCATCTACCAGTACACGTACAACGGGCGGATGCGCAACTACGACATTGAGCTGTTCCATATCACCGGCAACAGCTCTGACATCAGTGTAGTAGGCAAGCCACCACGAGATGTGCTGCCTCCGATTGCGCCCAGCGGCACCAATTCTACATTTAACGACGGGGTAGTTGATGAAGTAGGCCAAGCAAAATATGAGGTAGCCACATTAGACGCCACCGTCACCGGCCTCTCGGTGCGCGTTGAGCGGCTGTACGACACGTTCCAACCGGTCGACGACGACACGCACACAGTCACAAAGATTGTGTACCAGGAGAACGCCACGACCGGCATGAGCCTATCGCTCGAGGAGCTCACCGCGCAAATCACATCGGACAGCGGCAACACTTACTTCAGCGTCGGCGAGTCAAGCCCTGGGCAAGTTCGCGTGTTCGTGCAGGACGACGCAACACCAACGCCGAACAGCGTGGGGGCCATGTTCATCACCGCCGCCTCAAACGTCGGCAAGGTGGGCATCAACACGAGCACGCCCGATGAAGCTGTGCACGTCATCGGCAACCACAAGGTGCAGGGAAATATCATCGTCAGTGGCACGGTAGACGGGGTGGATGTGAGCGCACTCAAGACAACCGTTGACGGCCTATCAGGCGGCGGCAGCTCCACCGGCGCAGAGTACTGGGCTTTCTATCTTGCAGACTAAATGGCAATCAACTATAAACTGGTCACGGCTACGAGCGACGCCAGCTCTCCGGACACCGTCTTCACCGCTACGGCGGTGGCCACCCACGTGAAGTCGGTGCGCATCGCCAACGAAAGCGGCGGAGCGCTGACTTACCACCTGGCAGTGTACGACAACAGCGCCAGCATCGAGGTGCCTATCACCGTGCCTGCCACGTCGCTGCCGGATGACGACGTCGACGTGATGGTGGAGCCGTTCAACCTGCAAAACGGGGACTACATCAAGCTGTACAGCAGCGGCGCAGGGGTGAAGGTGGCGATAACACTGGCTGAAAACACCGACGTAGCGGGGGCGACCACATCGGATGATCTCGCCGAAGGGACCACGAACCTGTACCTGACCAGCGCGGAGCGCACAAAGCTCACCGGCATCGCTACCGGTGCGGAGGTAAACCAGAACGCGTTCAGCAACGTCGCTGTGAGCGGGCAGACCACCGTCGCCGCTGACG